TGGTCCGGTCGTCCTGATCTGCTTGCTGAAGACATATTCCGAGCCAAAAACCTCGATACTGAGGAGATCGAGGATTTGACGCTTTTCAGGCCCTATCAGGCCCGGATTATGCACGCCTACTTCTATGGCGACGGAAAAATCAAGAATATCTACAAAGGGCGTCGAATTGGCGTTTCATACGTCATTGACATTTGTATTCTCATTGAGGCCCTTTTAAAGCCCGATACGTTCTATCCAATCCTCTCAAAGACGAAATCGCAGTCTAATTCGCGTATTAGCGATATTAAGAAGCTAATCAAGAACGCGAAAATTGAGATTATTCTTGAGACGGATAATAAGGATGAACTGGTTCTTCCGAACGGCTCTCGGATTAAGGCGTACACGGGAGATCCTGATTCTGCTCGTGGTGACGATGCTCCCAAGACTGTCTTCATAGACGAGATGGCGTTCCTTGAGGATCAGTCAGCCACGCTCGATGCGTATTTACCTACCATTTCACTCGGTTCGGCGCAAATGGTTCAGGTTTCTACGCCGAAGGCTTCCAACGACGAGTTCCTAACGACAAACGAAGCAGGAACTTCTGACGGGAAGAATGACCGTGGGATTCTCTCGATGAAGCAACCCACGTTCGAGAACGCAGATGAGATCGACATTGATACGTCTCTGTTTGACCAGGACGTGACGCCAATACGACCGGATTTCAATTTAATGGCGGCAGAGACTCAGCGAGCTTCCGACCCGAACGGCTTCGCACAGGAGTACCTGTGTCGGCCTGTAAGCGACGAGTATCGGTTCTTCTCTATGGATACCATAGAGGCCGCACAGGACCGTGGAAGCTCACCTGAGTACGACTACGGACTACAGCGGTACGAGAGTACCAACTCGATGGTTATGGCTGTGGATATTGGATTCAACTCCGACGACACAGCAATTTCAGTCTTTGAACACGCTGGACCTCGACGTTTACTCCGGTATCACGAAATTCTCGATGATAAGACGCTTTCACAAGCCGGTATCACTCCATCGAGTCGGCAGAACCCTTCGGCTGTAGCAACTCGGATTGGGCAAATCCACGACCGGATGGATGTTACATCGGTTGTTATGGATATGACGGGCGTGGGACAGGGGTTCCACGATGAAGTGCGACGAGAGATTGGTCGGGGATATACTGGATTCAATTTCTCAGACAAAGACTCAGTAGAAGAGATGATGGGCGATATGAACTACGCCCTTCATAACGATCTCATTTACCTCCCCGACGATAAAGAGATGAGAGAACAGCTCGGTGCAATTGTTAAGCAACAGACTTACGAAGATTCTAAGCCGCGCTTTTCTGGTAAGAAACACGCTCCAGACGGTAAAGACGATCTTGCTATGGCGACGGTAATGGGCGCTTTTCCACCGAACTTCAAGGGCGATAAGTCTCGATCTTTGAAGCAACAAGATAGCGTCCCTGATTCAGAACCAGATTCAAATAGCCCTGATAGTCTTTCACAAGACGGCTGGAATGGCGTGAAGATTTCGTCTACGTCTGATTCATCTGGATACAAGCTTTCAAAAAGCCGAACAAGCAATCGAGAGTCGTCTCGGTATTCTCGAAAAGACACCTCGCGGCGGCGACGTAATTTCTAATTTAAATGAAGAAAAACTTTGTAGATCCACCTGAGGATAGAGGCGAGTTTGCCGCCGATTCACCAAAGGGTGTCGTTAAAGAAGAACAGCCCGGAAGCCAATTTGAGGGAGAACGGTCTTCTGAAGCTCCAAAGAAGGAGATCGAGAAGCACCGTAACATTGCTCGAACTGATCCCCACGTTCACGAAGCAATTCACACACTCATTGATTGGGTGTGCGGGGATGGGCACAACATTTCTCCACGACATATTGCGGGCGTCAATGGACCCGGTGGGGGAGAAACTGGTTCCGGCGCTCGAATTGATGAATCTGAGCTGGCTCAGAGCCAAAAAGTTCCGGCACTCAGAGATTTAACGCAGAACTCTGAGTTTGGCCGCGTTTTCGGTCAATGGGTAGAATATGCCATTCAAGATGGTCACTCCTTTATGGAGTTGGTCATTGAGGATGAACAGTTCCGACCCCGGCTTCTTCCCACGGAGCGGATGCACAAGAAGACGGATGAGTATGGTTTTGTCACCAAGTACGCTCTGGAACCCGCTGGTGGTGGTGGCCCGGACGACCAAGAGGCCACGATTTACGATCCACACGAAGTAGCAGAGCTGTGGTTCACCAAAGACCCGCTCGATGACTTTGGACGCTCGTTTGTTGAGCCAATTTCTGAGCAAGCAGATATGCTCAGGGATATGGAGTTTGACTACGCCCGGTTTGTGGCAACGAAGGCGTATCCTCCGATCCTCTGGACGCTTGGAACTGAAGAAGAGCAATGGTCGGAAGACCAGATTGACGGGTGGCTTGAGACTGTCAACAGCATTGAGCCTGATTCAATGCTTGCGGCCCCACACGACGTAGATCACGACACGGTTGGTGTGACTTCTACTTCATCGAGTGCGGGCGCTATGAAGCTTGAAGGAACGTTCGAGCATCTTCAGAATCGAATTTCGACGGGACTCGGTGTTCCCGCTCTGATTTTGAATATGGATGCTTCCACCGGGGAGGCAACCGCCTCTATGCCTTCTTTCAAGCGACGTATTACCCGACTCCAAAACGTCGTGAAGAACGCCGTTGAACAGCAAATCTTCAAATCGCTACTCGTTGAGGGCGCGCTTGAAGAGTTTGACGGCGTTATTCCTGAGTTTAACTTCGGTGAACACTCGAACGCTGAAGATCGGCTTGAGATTGATAAGCTAATTAAGCTCTATCAGACGGGTATGCTTACCCGAGAGTCGTTTGCAGAACGAGCAGGCATTGATCCTGAAGTTGAGCTTCCATCGCCCGACGAGCTTACGGAGGAGATTATTCCCCTCATTACGTCGCTCGCCGGGACTGGAGATAATATTCAGAACCCTGACGGTGGAAGCCCGACCGATACTGGTACGGGCGCTGAATCTGCTGGTGGGGAAGTTACGTCCCGAGAAGGATCTCGTGATGAGTCCAATCAGCGCAACCGTCAAGGTGTGACTGAAGACGAAGATGCCTGATTATGGATTCTAACGACGACAAAGAAATTGACATTCTACGTGGTATTCTAAGCGAGGTTCAAGACCTTAACGCACAACTTGCCCGAATTGATGAGCGGAGTGAGCAAAATAGCACGGCAGTTCGGACGCTTCGAGAGGAGCGCGTTGCACCACTTGAAGCCGAAGTGGGAACCGTTGAAAACCGATCTCGACGGAATTCACTCATTCTTGGTGCGGCGCTTACTATTGTGACAATTGCAATTGGCGGTCTTACTACGTATGGATTTACTTTCTTATGACTGATGAATCAACCGAAGAAGATAATCTCATAGAAGTGGAGGTAGAGCAGGATCTTTCCTTTACTGCTGGTCGAACTTCTACGGATGCGTTTAGCGGCTTTAATCAACACGGAATCCGCGAGAACCGAAACGACTCTGGAGATCTCCAGTCTGTCGATGTAGTTTACGAAGCAATGCAACCCGGCCCCCCTGAAGATAGAAATGGGGTTCGGATTACTGAAGATTTCCTTCAGTCGGTTGCTGACAAAGAATATAGCCAGCAAGAGCCGTATATGCTCGGTCATTCCGAGAAGCCGCTCGATGAAGTTGGCAAGATGAAGCAGGTCTGGTACTCGGATACTGCTAACAAGCTGATGGTGATGAACCGAGTGTTCAACACCGGAGCGGCCACCCACGACGAGGTAATCAGTCGGCTGACGCACAATCCGCCGACTATGACTGACGGTTCGGTTGGTCTTGGTAGCAATTACGAAGCGGTCGTAAATGGCGACGAAGAACCCGAACTTGTTGACGGCAAGATTCGAGAATTTAGCACAGTCCCGTTCCCCGGTGGGTACGATAATGGGGGAGTTGGGTTGCCGTCTGCTGACTTCGCAGATGCAGTTCTCGAAATGTCGGAAGACGGCGACGAGCTTGATGAAGTGTATTCGGACTGGTCTGACGCGGTGAATATGACTGCTTCGCAGTTGGATTCTTGGTCGGACCATCCGTGTGCTGATACTGCTTCTCAAGATCCCGCAAAAGTGCGAAAGCGGAATATGCGTCTCTTGGAGAAGAACAAGTCTGACTGGACCTCAGATGATGTTGACGACGCAAAACGCACGATCTCGTTCATAGAGCGGATGCGGGGTCAGAAGCCCGATAGCCCGGCAGAGGGCGGGAAGGGCACTTGTCCTTCAGAGTGGGCTGTCAGTCTACTCAATTGGGCTTACAATCCCTTTGATGGGATGCCTGACGGTACGCCCGATCCTGAGGAAAGCTCGTCGAACGTTGAGACAATTACGTTTGATTCGCATATGGAGGAGAAATCTAAGGTCTACTCTATGTGGGAAGAAATGACGAATATGACTGAGGAGCAAATGGAAATGTGGGAAGATCATCCTTGCTCTGATGAAGGCGTTGACGTGAGCGAGGAGCATCGTGATAACTTTATGATGCTTATGGGTCAGCCCGTTGATGGGTGGGGGATGGAAGAAATGCAGATTGCGAACCGCGTTGTGGCATACATCTCCGACTCTATGGATCAAGACCCTGACAATCCGATGAACGGTGGTCCGGGGACTTGCCCAAGCAGGTGGGCAGTCAATCTATTGAACCGTGGTGTTAATCCGTTCGATAGCTTCCCTTCGGGCAATCCTGAGTTTAGCGATGCAGTTGAAGTGATTAATTTCGATGATGAGGCACACGTAAACTCTTCCTCGGAGAACCCTGATCTTGCGACGACGAAGACGATCAAATTCTAATATTAACTATGGACTTTTCTAAGGTCACTATTGACGAAGACGTTGACGACCTCGACGGCGACGAAGCCCGAGAGCTTATCAGCGACTTCCAGACCGCACAGGAACAGAATATCGCTGAGTTTGAGAAGGCCAGCGAGCAGATTACCAACCTCGAAGGTAGCTTTGAAGAGTTCGAGGATGCTGATGAGAAGCTTACCGCTGAAGTTGCGGAAGCTACCTTTATGAGCGAAGACGAAGCCGCCACGCTTGACTTTGGCCGAAAGCGTGAGATCCTTGCCTCTGAGGATGAGGCAGAGGAGGGTGGCGAGGGCGACTTCGATGATATGGGTCAGCGCGGCGAGACTCATACTGAGACGGACGATCAGGCGTTCGCTCAGGAATACATTGGCGACATTGACGGCCTGAATTTCTAATCTACAATGACTAATTTCAAGTTTGCGAAGTTCAAGGACACTCCTCTTAACCGCGACGGTGAGACGAGTGAGCCGAGCTTTACTGGCACGGAAGGCGACCTGATCGGTCTGATGGAGAACGTTGACGGCGAGACTGAGGTCGTTCACGCGGATGCAGATTCCGCTTCGCCTCAGCCCGCGATGGGCGTTCTTCTTGAGGATGTTCGAGATCGGTCGTACTGGACGGCACAGCTTCACGACAACGGTACGATGGGGCGTCAGCTTGACGCTTCCTACAAGAAGAATCGCACTCTCCCCGGCGACGAAGTTACCTACGTCTCGTATGGTATCTACGTTGAGGATGTTGACGACTCGATGGATTTCAACGTCAACGAGCCGGTCTATCTGGACGTTGGTGGCGGCGTGACTCAGACCGCCCCTTCGACTACTGGTGATCTTCAGCAGGTTCTCGGTGTCGCGGTTGGCCCGCAGACGTTCCTGCTTGATGTTGACTTCGACTACAGCACGAGCGCATAATTCTGAGTTTTTTCTAACTAATGCCCGAACCTACTAATCTTAACCCGAGCCGACAGAACACGCGGGAGATCCACACGAAGGACGACGTTCCGCTTGTTCAGATTCAGGAAGAGACGCAGAACCTCATTGACCAGTTTAACGACGCCGACAAGCCTTTCGTTGACCTCTTTGCCGAGCAGGTTGGTCAGCAGACGTTCCTTCAGGACATTGAGGCTGAGGCCGAGACGTGGGAGGAGCTGTCCGAGGGTGAGTACCCCGGTACGCAGACTCACACGGACGATGATTACTACCAGATGACCATCCGTACTCAGGAGTACGGTAAGTCGCTTGGTATGACGCAGAAGTTCATCGAGCGTTCGACTGCCGACCGCCTTCGCAAGAAGATCCGCGCCGTCGTGAAGGCTGGCAAGGAGACTGAGGAGCGAGCGATCCACGACGTTATCTTCAACGGCATCTCGGATGGAACGGAAGATCTCTGGTACGATGTTCCCGATCACGGTGCGTACACGTTCACCCGACAGCACGACCACGTTTACTCGGATACCGCCGAGTTGTTCGGTGATACGAGCGCCCACTCGGTGCTTGACCACATCGAGGAGGCCGCCGACGACCTCTACCACCACGGGTGGGATGGGGAGAAGGTTCTTCTCGGTTCGCTTGACTTCAAGCGGAACCT